CGGACGCACGGACACTATCTACAACGTGACCTCCCCTACCTTTGACGCAGACACTCGTGAGTTCACGTTCACTTACAATACCACCCCACTTGATGCCGAGGTAGTGTATATGATTCGCCTCACGGAGCAGACCTTCAACGTGGCTTGGACAAACACCAAGATACTCGCATTCGACCGCCTGCTGATGCTTCCGAGTGGTCAAACAACAAGCACCTATCAACCCGTCCTCCCGACAGTAGAGGAGACAATGAACAATCAGTTCAAGATTTATGGAGAATAACATTCGCCTCGTTCAGTTCGAGTCCTACGTTGCACCTGCAATCGTAGAGAACCCCCGCCTTGATTGGGTGGAATATGGGGATGACAACAACTACTACCAGTACCTCATTGACCGCAGGAACGGGTCTGCTACGAACAATGCCGTAATCACGGGTATCGTGGATATGATATACGGAAAGGGTCTGGACGCTACCGATTCGGCTACCAACCCGTCCGCATTCCTTGAGTTCCGCAGATTGATTTCGGAGGAGTGCGCCTACCGCTTTGCAAATGACGTATACTGGCTTGGTAATGGGGCTTTGCAAGTGTTGTGGAATGCTGACAAATCAGCAATCGCAGAGGTGACGCATATGCCAGTGCAGACATTGCGAGCCGAGAAGTGCGACCAAGATGGAACCATCAAGGCATACTACTACGCTTGGGACTGGACGAAGGTTCGGAACCGCTCTGGAGTGCAGCGCATCGCCGCCTTTGAGGAGTCCAACGAGAAGCGTGAAATCTTCTACTACCGCCCCTATTCGGCAGGTTCGTACTACTACTCACCCCCTCGTTACTTGGCGGCTCTGCCGTATGCGGAGTTGGAGGAGGAGATTGCAAACTACCACATCAATAACATCAAGAACGGACTCGCTCCGTCGATGATTATTAACTTCAATAACGGCATCCCACCACAGGAGGAGCAGGACAATATCAATTCCACCATTGCTCAAAAGTGGCAGGGAAGCACTAACGCAGGACGTTGGATTCTTGCGTTCAACGATGACAGCACAAAAGCGGCTACGATTGAGCCAGTCACCCTATCCGACGCCCACTTGCAGTACGAGTTCCTTTCTTCAGAGTCCGCTCAAAAGGTTCTTGTAGGCCACCGCATCACGTCTCCGATGCTCTTTGGTATCAAGGAGAACACGGGGCTTGGAAGCAATGCGGACGAAATCAAGAACGCTTACTTGCTTTTGGACAATACGGTGATTCGTCCTATCCAGATGGGCATCTTGAAGGCATTTGACGAGCTTCTTGCGGTGAACAATGTCTCTTTGAATTTGTACTTCAAGCCGCTCTCTCCGATGGAGTTCAACGACATCAAGGTCACGGACTCCACAACAGTCGAAGAAGAAACTGGAGTGAAGGAAGCCGACCAAGTGACTACGGAAGTGGTATCTACCGTGAACGAGGAAATCGCCCAGAAGGAGGCATCGTACAACGGAGCGCAGATTGCGTCCTCTCTGGACATTATGCGAGCCGTACAGGAGGGCGTTCTTACCCAAGACCAAGCAATCACCTTCCTTGTTCAGATGCTCCAGTTCGAGCCGTCTGTTGCGAAGGCGTTATTCGCTGGGAACTCCTCTGCGGTCATCACGCAAATGAAGTCGCAAAAAAAGCTTGAAGCATCATCCCCTGCCTCCGAGGAGTTGGTGCGTGAATTGACCTCGCTTGGTGAAGACGAGGATTTGGAGGAGTGGGAACTGGTCGGTGACGAGCAGCTTTCCGAGCAAGATATCGTAAAGATGCGGGAGGTGAACTTCGCATCCACAGGAAGCGCATTCCCGAACGCCAAGAGCGCACAAGACGGCGTAACGAAAGAAGGGTTCAAGTACAAGGTTCGGTATGCTTACGCAGGCGAAAAGAAGGGTGAGCGGGAGTTCTGCAGTTTGATGCTACAAGCGAATAAAATCTACCGCATTGAGGACATCGAAGCGATGAGCGGTAAGGCCGTGAATGCAGGATTCGGAAAGAACGGAGCAGCCACTTACGACATCCTGTTGTACAAAGGTGGCCCGAACTGTCATCACTTCTGGATGCGTAAGACGTACCTCTCAAGAGCGAAGGGAGTGACACCCGACCCCAAGAACAAACGCTCCGAGGTGAGCGTCAACGACCTCCGCAAGTTGGGAGTGAAGTTACCAGTCAATGATTCGTTAGTCGCCAAACCGCCTATCTCGCAGGACTATCGGGGCTACACTCCCGAATACGCAAAAAAGATAGGTATCCCCAAATAAGGTTATATAACTATGTATCCCCTATTCATTTCCCCCGATGACCTCGTAAAGCGCACCGCCATCAACGGCAATGTTGACCGTGACCAGATGGTGCAGTTCATCAAGATAGCCCAAGACATTCACGTTCAAGCACTTCTTGGTACTGCCTTGTACAACGCCTTAAAGAACGATGTCTTAAACGATACGTTGACAGGAAACTACGAAACGCTGATGACTGACTACGTTCAAGACGTACTGGTGCATTACGCAATGGTTGAGATACTTCCGTTCCTTGCCTACAAGGTGAGCAACGGTGGTGTGTTCAGAAAGCAAAGCGAGAACTCGGAAGGCATCGATAAAAGTGAATTGGAATACTTGATTCAGAAGGAGCGAGATACGGCTGAACATTACGGAAGACGCTTGGTATCGTACTTGACTTTCTACGGATCCCTCACGCCCGAATACTATGAAAACCAAAACGGACAAATGTACCCTACCGATGGTCAATCGTTCCACGGCTGGTACCTATAAAGTGAAGCCAGAGAACGAAGTGAAGTTGATAAATTTCTTAAAAGAGCAAAATGGCAAATAGCATCGGGTGGGGTAATATCTACTGCTCCTCTAATTGGGGAGACGAGGATTACAATACGAGGGCAATAGGTGACGTACCTACTTGCTTTGGTAACGCATATATTTATGCGGATGCGTATGTTGCTCGTGTTGCCGCCGATAGCGGAACCACCGAAGGGTACGAGTGTTTGGTAAATGCAATTGACGCCTTAAATTTTAACTGATGAGTTCATTTTACGACGATGCAAGTTTGGTGGTTATACCAAGCGGCTATAAGACAAGCAAGGTATATGCTGAAAAACCGACAGACGGCAGCGGTGATTTAGCGTTCACCCGCACAGGGGATACGGCAACCCGTGTAAATTCTGCGGGGCTGATTGAGAAGGTGCGGACTAATATAAATACATATAGCGAGCAGTTAGATAATGCAGCTTGGACTAAACAATCCACAACGGTAACCGCAAACGCTACCACAGCACCTAACAACACATTAACTGCTGATAAGTTAATTGCAACAGCCACCACGGCGTTTCACGGTATATTTAATGTCAACGCAACTTTAAGTAGTCTTCACACATTTAGTTTTTATGCTAAAAAAGCAGAGTATAATTTTGTTACTGCTCTTGACCAATTTAGCGGAACATTTCTTGCCTCTTTTAATTTAGATACTGGAGTAGTATCAAGTGGAAGCGGAGCGAGTATTCAATCAGTAGGCAATGGTTGGTATCGTTGTGCGATTTCGTTTGATGGTGCAGCAAGTGCTGTTGTTGCTACTTTAGCCCCAAGCCCTTCTAGTGCTTCAGTTAACTATTTAGGCGATGGAACAAGCGGTATATTCGTTTGGGGAGTACAGCTTGAAACTGGCGACATCGCCACCGAGCCAATTTTGACTACTACGGCAGCGGTATCGGTAGGGCCCGTTGCTAACGTACCCCGTTTGGATTATCTCGGCTCAACCTGTGGAAAATTGTTGCTTGAGCCGCAGCGGACTAATTTGATGACGTTCTCGGAGCAAATAGATAATGCGGCTTGGCTTAAAACAAATGCGACCATTAGTGCGAATGCTGCAACCTCGCCAGACGGCTACCAAAATGCTGATAAGTTAATTGATAACGCAACGCTGGCGGGGCATTTTATACAGCAAACAATTAGCATTACTGGAGTTCATACTTTTAGTGTATTTGCAAAAGCCTCTGAATCTTCAGTAATTACGTTGCAAATCCAGCAAGTATCGGTTACATCAAACTTTGCTTTAATTTATTACGACCTTATTTCGGGTCAAGTTGAATCGGGGGAATTTAGCACTTCGCTTTCTGCTGGAACAATACAAGAAATGAGCAATGGCTGGTATAGGTGTACAATAACTTATACGCCAATAACTGCGGGAAACCACAACGTAAGGGTTTTCGTTGCCAAAAACATAGGCGGAAACAAAGTTGACTACGCTGGTAATGGAACCGATGGGGTATTTTTATACGGCACCCAACTTGAAGCAGGAGCCTACGCCACCTCGTACATCCCCACACTTGGAGCATCCGCAACACGTGGGGCAGACGCTTGCAGTAAGACGGGGATAAGCTCACTAATTGGGCAGACGGAGGGGACTTTGTTTGTGGATTTTACAATAAACGCATTAGCCAACTTTGGTACTCCAATAAGTGTAAACGATGGAAGCACTAGTAACTACATTTGGCTTACTATTTTCTCAAACGGAAATCTTCGTGCTGAACTAAATAATGGAACTGTACAAGCGGCTATTACTTATGGCGGTGCAGTCGTTGGCGGCCGCTACAAAATGGCGTTTGGTTACAAAACAAACGACTTTGCGCTGTATGTAAATGGCACGCAAGTCGGAACGGACAATAGTGGTACTACTTTTAGCGGTACAACTTTGAGCCGAGTGGATACAGACATCACAAATGCGTCCGTATATTCTACCGCTTCCGAGTCAATAAACCAAGCCCTCCTATTCAAGACCCGCCTAACAAACGCCGAAATGGCTTCGTTGACCAGCTTGTAATATGGCCGTAGTTTATATACATATGAAGCCCAATACTCGGGATATCTTCTACGTTGGGATAGGTAACGACATTAAGCGTGCCTATCGAAACGAGGGGAGAAACGACCATTGGACTAAAGTGTATAACAAGTACGGCAAGGTGGTTGACATCATTGCGCAAGACATAAGCCTTGATGCGGCAAAGGAGATGGAAAAACATCTTATTGCCTCACTAAATGATTCGCTCTGTAATAAAACTCTTGGCGGTGAAGGATTTTTTGGCGGTACGCATTCAGAAGAAACAAAACAAAAGCTTCGAAAGGCTAATACTGGTAAAAAACTTTCTGATGAAACAAAGCAAAAGATTAGCGAGAAGTCCAAAGGGCACCCTAACTATTTAAAGTTTCATACCGAAGAAGCAAAGATGAAAATCTCTGCTGCATTTAAAGGAAAGAAGCGAAGCGAATACTTTTGCCAACGAGCTAAAGAAGCAAAGCAAGGATATCGCCCGCACCCATCTTCTTGGGAGAATGCTGCTAAACTTAAAAAAGAGAATGCTTCTCTAATCAAGGAGCTTACTACTGGATTTGTTGGCAAGATTTGGGAGATTCAAGAACGATTCGACATTCAAAAACAAGCAGTATACTCAAACTATAAACACGACAAGCCTATCACCAAGTTCAAATGGGCTGGTCTTAATTTTGTAAAACTATGATATTCCGTAAATACGCATTTGCTGACTGGGCAACATCCAAAGCAGCAATCCAAGTAGAAGTAACAACACCCGAAGGAACGGAACTCGTCTGGAACCAAGACCTCGTTTCTTGCGTAGTGGAAATTGGCCACCTATGTACGCAATGGGGAACCGATGCCGAGGGTATGCAAGTATGCGAAGCAACCGACCCACTCTACGCCGTTGACATCGTATGGCAGGATACGGCTCTTGCTGCGTACGAATCAGCGTTGGTATGGCCTAACCCCTGCGGTGTAAACTCTTTTGGGTACACGTTAGATACCGAGTACGCCCAAGCGTTTTGCGTAGCGAATCCCGAAGCAGCATACTGTCAACCTCCAGCACCATTCGAGATATGAAAGCAGATAGCTCAAGTGCAGTAGCAACGTCTTGGAGTTTAGCCGTTGGAGGATTAACGATTGCCGAGGTGCATCAGATAGCGGGGTTGTTTGTAATGGCCACCTCTTTCGTGTACACGTTGTGGCGTTGGAACCGAGACATCAAGAATGATCGATAGAATTTTCCGCAACCCAAAGACCACGACCATCGGACTTATTCTGATGGCTCTTGGAATGATATTGGTGTGGTTCGAGAAAGCAACACTCGCAGAATATAGTGCCTTCTTGATGGGCGGCTTCGCTTTGATGATGAGCAAGGACGGCGAGAAGAAGGTTAAGTAAGGGCAATAAAGCGCACTATAAGACGCATAAACCCATCACGAGGCGCATTTTATGACCCATTATATATGACAAAGAACTTCACCCTCAAGGAACTGTGCGTCACCAAAACGGGGATACACAACGAACCGAATGCCGAGCAGAAGGAAGCGTTGCGTTTACTGGCGGTAAACATTTTGCAACCTGCTCGTGATGCTCTTGGGCCTATTAAAGTGACGTCTGGGTTCCGCAATGCAAAGGTCAATGCAGCCATCAGCGGCAGCCGTTCCAGCCAGCATATGAAAGGTGAAGCGGCTGACCTGCAATGCGATGACAACGCTGCTCTGTTCAAGTTCATTAAGACGCTGGAGTTCGACCAATTGATTTGGGAGTTCGGAGATAAGGAGCAGCCCGACTGGGTTCACGTTTCTTTCTCCAAGAGAAATCGCAAGGAAGTCCTCCGTGCGAAGCGAGTTGGAGGCCAAACCAAATACACCCCGTTCAAATGAGATGGCTCCTCCTCCTTTTGCTGGCCTCTTGCTCTGCGGAGTGGCACTTGCAACAGGCAACAAGAAAGGGAGCAAGAGTCACCCAAGAGAAGTGGGACACGGTAATCGTAACCAAAGAGCGACGCTTGTTTGACACGCTTGTCCTCAAGGACATCGACTCTGTTGTTGTCCAAAAGGACAACGTCCGAGTGAGTTTGATTCGCAAGTTTGACACGATCCGAGTGAAAGCGATTTGCCTGCCAGACACAATCCGAGTTACCAAGTGGGTCAAGACCACCATCAAACCGAATGAAAGACCTGTTCGGACTTGGGTATTCATTTCGATATGCTGCTTCCTGCTTGCAATGCTATTCGCAATAGAAGGCGCAAGAAGGCGATAGAGGGTATTTAGAAGCGATTTGCGGGACTTTCTTTCTCTCGGTGGGTGTTTTCCTTACTTGAGTATTTAAGTGCCTTAAAACGGCTCTAATTTTCTTTTATTTATTTTCTTTACTTACTTTAGTTTTTAGAGAATAGTTCTTAAAGAACTAACTAACTTAAGTAAGTAAGTTACTTATATACTACTTACTTTGGTAAAATAAACCAAAATTCGGACTACGCAACTTTTTTCTTATTTTTTTTTGAGAGAGGTTTGCCGAATGAAAAAAG